AGGCTCTGAGCGCTTGACTCTTCTTATCTGCTGCGTCCATCTGCTTAACTACCTTTCGCGCCCAAGCGTAACCTGCATCACCGCCCCACCCTTGCCACGCTTGCCAGCCTTTCCCCTGCTGATCCCATGTCGATCCTTGTTTATCGACCTCATGGCGCGTGAAGTAAGCGAGCATACGCTTGACGGTATCAGGTGAGAGTTGCTTGCCTGCTTTGAGGTCACGAGCTCGAGCGAGCCCAACAGGAGTCATCCCGCGCTGTGACTCAGGCTTGTCTGCTCTGACCTCAAGCGCTCGCTCAGCCGCGTCTCTAGCGCCCTGAGGTGGGGTGAAGTCAATGTGAGAATACTTATCAGGGATGTTGAGGAGCTCGGCTTTAGCCTCTGCCTCACGTCGCTGAGGGTGACCTTTAGGCAGCAGATCAAGATCACCGGTGTAAGCTTTCTTGCGCTGACCTGTAGCGACCAGCTTTAGGAAGGTCTTAACGCGAGCGAGCGCCCAACCATTCCGAGTCATCCCCGGTCGATGGCTAACACTGAAAGCACCCGCGCCACGACGGAACACAGCCTTAAGCGTACCGATATCAACGCGCCGAGATGCCTTGGTGAATCTAGCGTTGTGAGTATCGCGCATATTCTCAAGAGCTTTGAGCGCTTGCTCACCAATCTCAATACCACCACGAGCGCCTGAGGCTGACCCCTTGGGATTCGTGGCGCTACCTGTGCGCCGATCCTTTGGTGGTGCTGGGGTCTGCGCTTTGGTCCTCTTACGCTTTGCCATCTCGACGCCTCCTGATGAGCTGCTCAGTGAGAGCTGACACACCACCACCCCCACCAACGGTCGAGACTCTAGCCATCGGTGAGCGCTGAGCATCTTCAGGGAGCTCACCCGCGCCGAGTCTCTCTCTGATAGCTCGCTCTAACTCATCATCAGGAGTGATGAGGCCAGACTGTACTAGACCTGGCAACATTCCGAGCGAGTCAGCCAAGTCATCAGTATCGAGCCCAGTATGCGTGAGGCGTGGAAGCTTGGAGGGGTCAACCGCTCCATAGTTCCAACGGATCAAGCGGCCAATGGTTCCCGCTCCTCTTCGATCCGTACCACTTACAGCAGAGGCCACGATGTCACAGAGGTTGATGGCTGCACGTCGGAAGACTGAGAGGTGAATCTCACCAACAGATCGAGCGCCGGTCTCAGTGTTGCCAAGGTCAGCAAACTGAGTGAGGAAGGCGGCGGCGATCTGGCTATCACACTTAGTAATAATGTTGATCGGGCCATCTGCGTAGAGGTTAGGAGTAGCCGCGTAAGTGTCGAACTTAACAGCGGCGTTCTCTACTAGATAGCTCTGTTCAGCGCTGATGAAGGCCTGAGCTTGCCCCTCAGCGTCATCGATCATGGCGTCGATGTCACCATCACTTAAGCCGAGCGCCTCAGCTTGTGAGCGGTCTACCACCACCTTAGGAGATGGGACCGCCCAACGGTCGAGACCAACACACATCAGGTTGCTCACCCTCTGCTTAGTACGCCACCACCACCACACAGGGCGAAGCATCCCCACGCCCTCGAAGTTTGAGCCCGTCTTATTGAGGGTCAATAGCAGGAGCTTGTTGGCAGGGATGGGCTCAGGAGTGTAAGTGATGCCTACAGTGTTTTGGATTACTCCGTCGAGCTGCTGAGCGTCTCGGCTCAACCACTTCTGGTGAGCGCTTGGCTCTCGGTCGGCGTAGTGAGACAGCCACACTCTGACCTTACCCTCTGAGTCAGGGCATACCTTATAGATCTCTTCGGCGTATCGATAACCCAACGGGACGAACTCAAAGAGGTAGGCTAACTGGTCTTCCCAAGAGATCGACATTTGCCCCGCGTAGCCATCGAAGCCCCAACACTCATTGGCGAAGCGCGCGAGCTCCTCAGCAACAGGATCATTCTCTATGCCTGGTACGAATCGCCAAGAGGCAGAAAGCAGGGTCTGCCTGAGCATGTGCCACGAGCGGCGAACGATGGGATCAGTTCGCAACATCTCCTCAGCTTCTTGCACCCAGTTGAGGCCGGTGAGTTGAGCGTTCTGCTCTTTGCCTGTGATCACACCGCCGCTTATCTGTGTGCCTGTAATACCTCGTGTACGGAAGCGAGGTGAGAGCGCCCTCATGTGTCGAGGGTCGCGCTCTGCTTTATGATCCTGCATAGACGCGCTCCTAAGGGGTGTGATTCTTCTTTCTCTTAGGAGCGCATCAATACTAGTCGTGAATAATAAAGCTTTTATCTCTTCTTGTCTAGTCTCGTATCAGGTAGCCATTCAGCCACTGTTGGATGCAAGATAACCTCTGACTCATCCTTGGTCTTGATGGGTGACTGACCTGCAAAGATGCTGAGCTTATCGATCACTGCCACCTGAAGCTCATTGATCTGCTCTCTCAGGAGTTGCATCTGAATCTGGCTATCTCTGAGCCGAGCGATGAGCGCCTCCCTGTCAGCGTTGGCAGCGCTCAGTTTGTCTTTGAGCTCCTCGACCTCTGAGGGGTCACGACCAGAGGCAATGGCCATCATCGATGAGATAGAGCCTGTGATCATTCCCAAGATCCCCACGAGGACATCACGGTTTTTATCCACGATCTCAACATAGGTGAGGAAGAGGATGAGCATTACAACGAGGACCATAAAGAAGACGCTGAACCACCACCCCCGCTTCGCCTTAATCTCGCTCGTGATCTCTCTGCTTGTCTTCTCAGTCTCCATGTAGCATCCAATCTAATAAACGGTTGACGAGAGGCAAATGATACATGAGCCACGGCCAAATAATGCAGATAATGTAGATGAGGTTGATGAGAGCCCACCTCATCATGATCCACCAAAACCACTCTTTAATACGTCGGTCGCGGGCTCGGCTCTTGACCTTCTTAGGCCCTCCCAAGCGCTTAACTTTCTCACTACCTGGTGGTGGCTGCAGAGACTCAATCTTGACCCCCACTGCATAGATCGTCTGAGGTTCTCGGACACCCTTAAAGCGGTATAAGCCCACGCAGACATAGCGCGTTCCTTTCGGTGTGTAGCCATTGACTCGGCCCTTGATATGCTTGAAGGCCTCTTCAGTGAGCAGGACCTGACCAGCTTGGCAGAGGCTCATGGTGCGCGCGGCGATGTTCTTAGCCACGCCTTCAAGCTCGACCGGCTTAGCGCCGACCAAGACGTCAAGCTCATCCTGCGTCACCTCTGCGACTATTCCGACGTGTAGGCCGATACGAGTGTTGAGCTTAGTCTTAGGTGGGATGTCTCGCTGATAGAGTAGCGCGAAGTTCACCGCATTGATCGGACTCTCAAAGCTGAGCAGGAATCCATCACTGCGGTCTATCTCTCGACCGTTGAAGCGATGCATGAGAGAGCGAGTGAGGCGGTCATGATACTGCAGCCATCTCGCCGCCTTCATGGGTCCGACCTTTTGGACAAACTTGGTTGACCCGATGAGATCGAGGAGAACTATGGCTAGTCGTCGTTCTCTGATCTCCATGGTTCACCCCTCAGCGATGCTACTATCCAGATCGAGGCTACCACATTCACTAGAAGTATTGAGATCACTATCAGGGTCGCTATGCTCATCGTCGTCCTCACATATGCAGTCAGCTCGACCACAGCCAGCGCAGAGGGTCTCGTCGAGGTCTTCACACATTAGTGTAGCTCTTCGTGAGCGAGCTCACCGAGGAGCGCGCCGAGGCTGATTGGGAAATGCTTCATTAAGATAAAGCGCACCGCTTTAGCAACAGCCAAAGTCTCAGGCTGTGTGTGAGGGTCTAGCCTGAGCCTGAGGAACTTGACCCAGCTGTTGAGGTTGCCTGACATCCAAAAGTGAGAGTAGAGGCTCTGAGGTAGCACAGCGCGCGCCTGACTTTTGGCCACCCCTGAGGCCAACATCAGCTCATAGAACGCGGCGCAGTTTGTATGGTGTTGTGACCAACATTGGAGCCAATGATCAGACTCCTCAACGGTCTCATCATCGTCACAGTCACGGAGCTCCTCAGGCATCCAAAAGCTTATATTGGGCGCTGTGCTTTGGTCCTCCTCAGTGAATGTGAAGCCTGATGACTCCATGATCTGAGACCGCACAAACAAAGGCACACTCATCTTAAGGGTAGCGGCGCAATGGCTAAAAGGTGAGGTCTCACCCCGCCTCACTAGATACTCGATGAGCTTGACGTCTCGATCAGTCATCTGCAGCGGAGAGGATGTGCTTTGATCGTGATAGCTCACCCGCGCTGATCTGGCTGGCGTCGAGTCATAGCCCATGGACGCGATGTAGCGCACCTCACCAACGTCATCATTATAGATCCTCATGGGCTCTCTCTCTTCTCAGATCTCTAAGCACCTTAGCATACAGGAGACGCTCAGCTCTCTGCTCAGGGGTCTCGTTGACCATATACTCTATCCGCTTTTGACGCATCCTCTCTTTTACATAGGGTCGAGCGCGGTACTCTCTCATGTATGCTGCACGCTTGGCCTTGATCTCATCGCGTGATCGATACTTTCGCTTTGCTCGTTTCTGCGCTTCGCTCGATGTCATCAGAAGCTTCTCCTCTTTGCTCCACCCACCTTTACACGACGATCTTTAGAGGCAGATGAGCGCGGCTGATATTGGCGTTGATCAACTATAGAGTCAGCCCACCTCCAAGTGATGCAGTCATAGCGGAGAGCGTCGAGGGGATCCTCACGCCCGTCTTTCTTAGGTTGCTCTTTATTGTCCCAACCATAGGACATCAAGGCCTTACGGATGCTGTTACCTGTGGCGCGCTCGCCACCGTCCCAGACCTCTTTAGTGATGAGGTACTGACCACGAGCAAAAGCACGCTTCAAGCGCTGAACCCCGTTGAGGATGTCGGTCCTGATCGGATCAGTGTTAGACCTCAACGGCATCCCTAGCCCATCAGGTGGAGCGGCGCGCATTGCTCGAAATGCTGAGCGCCCTGTCTGATCGTTGCGAGCTCGGCCCGCCTTGTCAGCCACTCCATTATCAAGCCATATGCGATCACTTGGTGCGGAGCTCCTCAACGAGCGCGGCCAAGCTACAGCTAAGATAAGTGTAGCGAGCTGAGCGGTGGTCACCTCCTGGGGGTTGATCTCGTGGCAGATGACATCAGCGCCGAGCTCCTCATCGTGGACGATGATCAAGACACTCGGCTTCCTGAATCCCCAGTCTATAGCGATTCGACCGCTCATGGTCGGCTTATACTCCCATCCGCTAATGACGTGGCGCGACTCGTCGAACTCGGAGTATATGAGCCCTGATGGTGGTCGAGGCCGGTTCATCACCATAGCCTCACGCTCTGCCTCAGGTAAGAGCTTCGTGGCCTCAAACCACTCGGCGCTGAGGTTGGCGCTGTTGACGTATGAGGTAAAGAGGAGAGGCTGACACGCTGCCTCCTCAGCGAGGTGACACCACCAAGCGCCGCTCACTGGCAGACCCACGAGGATCATGATGGGGCTCGGCCCTGCTCTCAATCGACCCATAGCTTTATGAGCTACCTCTGCTGAGAGAGTTTGGCACTCATCGATCAAGCAGACGCCTGAGGTGATGTTGAGACCCTCAAGAGGGTTATGGGTCGCGTCTCTCGTCCCTGGCCTGTAATAGCTACGACACCACACAGTTGAGCCATTCGGCGCGCTCCACTGCCTGAGGGTGTGGTTATACGTCCAGCCAAGCGGGGATAACCACTTCTCCATCTCAGGCATCAAGACGCTGTTGTAACGTGGATTCGTGTCAGTGACCAAGAGGCTAGACGTGTTAGGCCTCACCCTCGACACGAAGAGTAAGGCGAAGACAAGCGCGCTCGTCTTACCACTACCCCAACCACAACGAGCCGCGATGATTCGCTCATTCTTGGCGATGCGTGAGATGATCCCATGCTGCAGCTCGTTGAGGTTGATCGTCATCAGGCTATTGGCTCCATACCCCATAGAGTCACGCGCCACCTCACTGAGGTAGTCCAGCCATCCTTCGTGACATCGGTGGTGATGATCTCAGCGCCAACCTCCACGTCAACATGATCCATGTGGACGACGTTGACCTCATCGCCTTTCTCATCACTGGCTAAGACGATGTGATCACCACCCTCAACGCGATAGCTTGAGCGCTTCTTACTCGGCGTGCGAGTCCATGAGCGCTCAAGTAGGCATCTAGTCATCAGTCTCTTCTGTGTCATTGCTCGCCTCTTCATATGGTTTAGATATCTGTTCAAGCATTGAGATCACGATGTCATCAGCCTTCTTCGAGCTATCATTGACGTTGACCTCGACCTCTCGCTTAGCGCCCCACCTATCAGGATAACGGCGCTCTAAGATCCAAGCGTTACCGCGCCAGTCTTGTCTGGCCTCTGCGTTCTCTTTGAGCCTCTGCAGCTGAACCGCCTCAGCAAAGTCTTTGGCGGCCTCAACCTCTTCAGTCCACTCACCATCAGGCCCTGACTTCTCAAGCCAGCGATAATAAGTAGTCTTACCAATGCCGCTGACAGAGCAAGCGGCCTCGATGCTCATACCTGTCCTGATGTTATCGAGCAAAGCCTCTCGGCGCTGTCTGCGCTTAGCCTTGCGCTTCTCGTTCGTGGATGAGTCGGACATTCTCTAAGGTCTCCCTGATGTGTTCTAGCAAGTCTTTACTTTGACTATACAGATCATAATCTTGAGGGTCATCAAGGTCGAGGTCTTGCTCGAGCTGGATCACTAAGAGCCGCTCGAGCTCGACGAGCGTTGGGTCATCTTCATCGCGCGCGCGCGTTGTTGGTTCCGTTCGTTCCATCATTCAATAGAAGCCTCTGCGCTAAAATGAACATCATCTAGCATGAACCTCTCCATAAACATATCTAACAGAGCATGCTTGTCAGTGGTCTCTATGAACATCTTCAAGAGAACCCTCTCAAGATGCTTGAGCCTATCCTCGACAGCGCTAGAGGATGACGTCTGCTCACTTGGCTCACTCTTACAGTCTTCAAGCTCACTCTCTAGATTCTTGATGATCTTCTTGGACTCACCCAATCTAAAGGATAGATCGTTGACACAACTAGTGAGCCTGACAATCTCTGTAGCTTGCTCTTCGCGAGCCTTTAAGAGTATCTCGTTCTGCAGATTAAGCTCATCGAGCTCAGTTTGACGATCTAACAACACCAGATTCTGTCTTTGGATCACTTTACTTAACTCCGAATCATCCGTCTGATCAGCCATGATTGAACCTTCATCCTTAACTGAATCTTGGAGGTCAGATATCCATTTCTTGAACTCATCATACTTGGGGTGTGTTCTTCTGAGAACTCCATGAATATAGGCGTGTGACTTATCAATAAGATGGCATACCTCTTTTAAGCTATAGCCTGCTAAGATGCCATCTCTGATGTCGGCGAAATCTTGATCTACTAGATCAACGCCAGGGATCTTTTTCGGCAGGCCATCGCTTTGGATCTCTACTTGAGGCTCATCAGCCACGAGCTCCTCGTCTTCATTCGCTGATACTTGTTCAGGCGCTGGCAGCTCAAAGACCTTTACTGGTTCATTCACATACCAAGGCTTCTTATTATAGGTTGCCCCCTTGTTTGGCCTTATCAAAGATGCTGCATAATCGGCGCAGTATTGCCTATTAGGCTCAGGCAGTAGATCATAATAAGGCTGATACGTCGCTTGGCTGTCCTTGAAAGGGTTAGTCTGTATGACTTCACCTAGTGCTTTAAGCGCACCACATAAGCCCTCTGATTGAACCAACGACTCAAACACAGGACGTGACGCGATGGCACTATACCCAGTCTCATGTTTAGGGAATGACCACAGGAGGATATAATGCCTGTAGTTCTCTAAGGCTCTATCCTGAACGAACTCGAAATCTGACAGCATCTGACTTGCGTGCTCATCACCGCTAACATCATAGAGCCCAATGATGACTAAGCTATAATTGTCAGACTCGTCATTATCTACAGCGTGAACACTTCTTAAGTATTGATGAAGTAGCCCTTGGGGTCTCCCTGATTTCTCAGACTTCTCCAAGCTTTCCTTCATCATCCGAAGTAACACACTCTTATAGTCTCCTGTAGATGAGAACCACCGACAGCTCTTAACCTCAATCAATTGACGGGGCTGTCCATGCTCGTCATCTAGACGGAAGTCGGACACGTATTGAAGGTCTGTGTTCATAGTGCTCTTGAGGTCTTCTAAGCTTGGATCTAAGCGCCTCAACAGACCCCCTATGAAGCTCTCATATTTCAGGCCCACTGCTTGATTTTGCACCTCAACATTATTGATAGCGTTCATAGTAAAACCTCAGTGCTCGATAAACTCAGGCAGACGATCCGCTTGAGCTGCATCAGACATCGCGAGAATCCCGACGCTCATAGCTGAGCGCAAGATCTGCCTTCTGAGCTGCTCAGGGCCTTTGCCGCTGAAGTGGCTTTGAGTAGTGATCACTGCCCACTTGAATTGCAGTGATTGCTCACGCATGAAGCGCCGCACAAGATCATCGACCATATCGTCCTCTTGCGGCGTAATCCTGATCCGATGCTCAACATACTCATCAAGTTTTTTGCTTAGCTTGACCTTCTGCTTATACTTACCCATGACAGCTACTCGCTGACTCCTGATCATTGGTCTCATCTTCAGGGATTGGCAGCCAGTCGATGTGCTCTAGCCATGAGTGGAACCAATTCAAGAGCATATAAACATCAATGACGCTCTCTGTCTCAGCTCGGTGAGTCTTTAAGAAGTCATGGATCCCCTTATCTTGGGGGCCTTTAAACTCAGATAAGGCGTATTGATAAAACATCTGTTTGATCGGCTGCAGAACTCTAGTGAGGTCAGCCTCACTCCTGAGCCCACAGCGCTCAATGAAAGCTTCTTTTGTCATCGTTAACTCTTTCCCCCAAGCGGGGCGCATTAATAAATGGTTATCGGCGTGTGAATCCCTCACCGAATGGTCCTGGGTTGTGTTGTGGAGGTTGGCCAAATGGCGTCTCAGGTCTGATCTGAGGCTCAGGAGGCAAGAACTTATCTGGCTCTTTGGCTGACAAGTCCCACCACTTAATGACTCGAACCTCCCACTGTCGGCGCTGTTGGCTGTCCTGATAGCTCTTTAACTGTCCCTCTACATAGACTTTAACCCCTTTTGTGAGCTGAGCAGCTGCGCGATTAGCTGAGGAGCCCCACACCTTGCAGCTATGCCACTCGGTAGACTTCTGCCACATACCGGTGACATCTTTGTAACTCTCGTGGGTGGCCATCCTGAAATAGCAGTAAGGTTGGCCATTTTGAGTCTGCCGGAGCTCGGCGTCTTGGCCGACATTCCCACATAGAGTGATTCTGTTAATCACTGTTGTAACTCCTTCACCGGGTTAGGGTGCTCGTCAATAAACCTAGAGAACAGCTCTCTGAGTAGCTGTGAGCGAGACCAGCCGAGACGCCGAGCGATACGGTCTAGAACGTCAGCCTCATAAGAGCTGAACCTAACACCGACGATCACATCTTTGAGCTCTGTCTTCATCTTGCCTCTCTGGTGGATGGTGAGCCCTCCCTGCTATCCATGAAGTCTGATACAAGGCAAAATCAAAGAGCACATTGACTCATGTCTAATGTGTGCAGGTAAGGGGATGACTAGGCTAACTGATCAGCGCTGTACCTGTCAAGGGCAAACGTTAACCAAGTTTACAGACTCTAAAGCCCCCTTGATATGTGGCTCTCTTCATGCTAGGTTCATTAGTGGTTATTCATTTTGTGCGGTTCGCCCTGCTCTTTCTTGTTCGGCCACTAGGAGCATAACAGCTCAAGCGAGGAGGAGCAGGGCTTAGCGTACTCTCGGAGAATGGGTAAGGTCTGTCTCTCTGTTCTTCTCAGCTCTCCTCTGCTTGTAGGCTGCCTGTATCGCTCGGTGCTTCCTTAGGCGCTCGGCTCTCTGCTCAGGGGTCTCAGCAGCGCGCTTTGCTCTGATGTATTCACGTCTGCGCTTTAGTCGCTCGGCCCTCTGCTCAGGAGTCTCAGCGGCGCGCTTTGCTCGATCCCTAGCACGATCTCGAGCTTTAATCTCCTCACGTTGCTCAGGGGTGAGTCTGGCTCTGTAGGCTCTTGACCATTCACGGCTGTAAAGCTTATCGATCTCAGTTGTCATCGTACACCCCAAGCGCTCATGTCTACTTGATCAAGTCGCCGATCACGTCCGACCATCTCACAAGGTCGTCTGAACATCGCGCCGAGTCGAGACTTAACAGCTGGATTAGAGCTGAAGATGTTGAGGAGCTGCTGAGGATAGACGTTGCTCGTCATGACGACAGCGAGCTCACCCGCGCTCCATTG